GGGGGGGAGTGCAAGGCTCGCTACGCTCGCAGGCCTTTTTAGGGGTCCTAGTTTTTTGTGCGAGGCCAGGGCAACAGTGCAGGTCGAGGATTGAGCTCGCCTGTTGTAACATGTTGCTTCGCAACATGTTATTGTTTTTATAGCCGAGGGCAGGTTTGGGATTGGATGCCAGAGATAAGGTTTTCAATCAGATCCAATCAACCCTAGGTTAGGCGTAGGGTATTTAAGCGAAGCCCTAGGTGTGCCATTCCAGGAAATGCCTAAGGAGCGCAAAGCGTCAAAGTCAAGGGGGTGGTGCATCACCATCAATAACATTGAGGACTGGGATGGCCTTCAGAAGCGCGTCGCTGAGCGGAAGCAAGTACGTTATTTCTGTGGACAACTTGAGGTTGGGGAGCAGTCAAGCGTCCGACACCTCCAAGCGTACGTGGAGTTCAACGGACCCGTTGGACTTGCAGCTGTGCGGAAGCTGTTTCCTCGCTGCCACGCAGAAGTTAGAAGAGGAAGCCCGGAAGAAGCGCGAAGCTACTGCAGTAAAGAGGAGACGCGAGTTGCGGGAAGCTTCTTTGAGCACGGGGAAATCCCCTCTGGAGGTTCAAGTTCAGGAAGCCGTCAAGGAGCTCGTCAAGACCTCGACGCTGTCAGAGTCGCAGTCCAGGGAGGAGCCGGGGTACGTGATCTCATAGAGAAGCACCCAGTCACCTACGCTAGGTATACTCGTTTCTGCCAAACGGTTCTAATGCAGTATGTAGGACGCCGGAGTTGGAAGAGTGAGTGCCGAGTCTATGTCGGCCCTACTGGATGTGGAAAGACAAGCGCAGCCTATGCAGAGTTCCCGGACTTATGGTCCAAGCCCGAGGGAGCTTGGTTTGATAGCTATGATGGCCAGGCCGTGGTCCTCATCGATGATTTTCGAGGAGGAAGAGATTGCGGCATTACTTTCGCTGCCCTCCTACAGTTACTTGACAGATACGGAATGGTTGTGCCTGTTAAGGGATCTTTCCAGCAGTGGCGTCCCCGTGTAATTATCATTACTTCCAATATTAAACCAGAGTTTTGGTTTCCTTGGGAGGATAAGGAGCCTCTAATGAGGCGTATTGATGTACTTAAAGTTTGGGAAAAATAAACTTTTTTTATTGCACATTTTGTGTGTTCCAAAAGGGTTTGGTGTGCGGGTGAGGTTTCACGGCACATGAAGTGGTGGGTAATACTATACCACCACTTCATGGGGGAGTAGGCTCAACACGGACTTGGCCTTTGAGGTCGAAAGAGGCCTCAATAACAAAATAGCCAATGTCTGAAGAGGGCTTGGCTCCAAAGAATACAAAGTATTGATGAGCTGAGTTGGCTAAGTCGAGATCTCCAATAGAGGTGTTGATGCCGTGCCATTGGCCCCAGATGTTTTGTCCTGTCTCTTGCAGAGCCGTAGACTTAGGTGCAGGGACCTTGTTATAAGGGCCGTACTTCGTACACCGTTGAAAGATTTTGAAAGGGCGTTGCCGGTTTATAACTTTCATGTTGGGTTCGTTGAGGATGTCAGTTGATGTGGGTATGGAGGTGGTTACTCCAAAGTCGATCCCGTCTCGTTCTTGAACAAAGTATGCAGGTACATATCCAACAGAGCTTGTAGTTGAGTTGTCAAAAGGTTGCAGAGGATACCATTTCCATTTAATCCATCGGCATCTGCATTGCTCCCAGAGCTTGTCGATCCAGTCAAACTTGGGAAACTTCTGAGCAGCCAGAGCAGTAGGATTGCCAAAAGCAAAGAAGTCAGTAGATTTGCCGCCAGGGCAGGCATTGAGGTTTGCTCCTATGAGGCAGGTGCCTGAAGCGTCTGTAGTGAGTTTAATGACAGTCCTGTCCCGGACTGTTGTGAAGGCAAGCTTTCTTCTTGCAGTTCTGTATATCTTTTTTCTTTTGTAGAGGCGGGGCCTTCGCCCCCGCCTGAGAGAGAATCGTCGTCTAGGTCTCCGTGTTCTGTGTCGTCTCATTTATGAGGGCCGCGTCGCTGGCGCTCCGCCTTTTATGTAAGGCGTGGCTTAGGGCAGTCGAGGATTGGGGGGGAGTGCAAGGCTCGCTACGCTCGCAGGCCTTTTTAGGGGTCCTAGTTTTTTGTGCGAGGCCAGGGCAACAGTGCAGGTCGAGGATTGAGCTCGCCTGTTGTAACATGTTGCTTCG